ATGTATGGATAGTCTATCCCATCTTCCCTCAAATTATATGATATGGTATTCCTACACCAATCATTATCTTCAATGTTGTAATCATCTTGATTTGAAGATACTTTAAAGTTAAAATCGATTGGAGTTGAATTGTAATTTTTTCCAATAACATATGGGAATTTTGGAATTTTATAATTTTTAAATATCCCAGATGATTCATTATTATTTTCATTTATTGTTGTAAAATATGCATAAGTTCCATTTGGAAAATCTGGAGTTATACAAAATCTTCCATTATTTTCATCAAGAAAACTATCATCATCCGATTCATAATAAACAAAATCTTCTACAAATGTTCCAATTGGATACACTGTTGTTGGTGGTCCAGAAGGACGTGTTTGATTGAGTCTATAACTAGACTTTATTATTGTTACAACTCCACCATCAATTTTTGAATATCCATATGGACCATAAATTGGATTTCCATCATATGCCCAACCAAGTATAGGAGAGTGATTAGTAAACTCAGTTTCTTGAGAATTTACTAACTTTAAATCAGATTTACCATAAAGAGTTTCTCCACCTTCTGCGATGGAGTAAATCATTTTTCTTAATTCTCTAGGTGCATATAAACTATAGCATTGCAGTCCATATTTTTTACTGGAGGATTCACCTAAAATTACATCATCATCCTTTATTTGATTTGTATTATATAATTTGTCAAATAAGTTAATTCTCCATGTCTGCAATTTTGGTACAAAACTAGCGTCCTCTTCTGTTGGAGTTATTAATATTTCAGTCTCTCCTACAACATACCCAATTCCAGGTTCTACAACTACAATTTCTTTGAGTAATCCATTTTCAAAAATAGGAGTTAAAACACAACCTATTCCAGAATCTGATAATAATTCTATATTAGGAATAGAGGTATAGTTTGATCCAACATTTTCTACTATAACTTCAATTATTTTTCCATCAGAAGATACTATTGGTTTTGCTTGAGCATTTGCTCCAGAAATAATAGAAACTTGTGGTGGTTTATTAAAGTTGATAATATCATTAGTTCCATATCCAGAACCTTTATTTGACAAATGAACTGAAGTTACTTCTCCAGTAAAAATTGGTTGAACAGTGCTTTGGTAAGCACTTGGCTCAATTCCAGTAACAGTTGATATACCAACAGGTCCCTTAACAGATACTGAAATTGGAGGATAATTGAAATGATGAGTTCCGGATCCAGAACTTGTTAATTCTACATATTGTTTAGTTTTATAAAATAAATCTTTGTCATTTATTGTTCCAACTTCAGATAATCTAAATTGATTGACATCGACTGTTGTTATATAATAATCTTTTTCATCCGTCAATCCTCCAATAGAACTAGAACCAGTAGAATATCTTATAATTTCTCCAGAATTATAATCATGATTACTAATGGTAATAATATTTGATGCTGTATTAATTCCTACTGAAGTAACAGATCTTTTTTTATTTTCATATCCAGATCCATTGTTAACAATATTAATAGAGTCAATTACTGCTTTTTTCGATGTACATTCTAATTGGTGCTTACCTTCACCAAAGAAAGACAGTGTAACGGTATTGATACCAGATATAGAATCTCCAACATTATTGTGAAGTTTGATCGTTGTAGCATCTACAATAGAAGCAAAATATGTTGCGTTGGTAGATAATCCACCAACTCCTTTTTGAGAACTTGTTTTATATACGACCTGCTCACCTTCTCTAAATTTATGATATGTTGAGAATCCGATTGTGGATAAAGATGCACCCAATGAAACTCTTGCAGAACTTGGATCTGAGAAGAATTCTACAGAATGAGAAATTAATTTAGTAACTACAGATGCTCTAGCATCAGATCCATTACCACCAGTAATTGATACTATAGGAACTTCTGTAAAATCAAATCCTCGATCGATAATTTGTATATTTCTTAAACTTCCACTAACTGCCAGAAAACCAGTTGCTCCGGTCCCAACAGGATCTTTTACATTTAAAATTGGTGGATTAATTACATCAAAACCAAATCCAGCTGAAACTACTTCAACTTCCTCCAGTCTTCCGTAATAGATTAGATCATTTGACTTATAATTTAAAATTTCAACACCGTTAATTAAAACGCCAGTAGTTCCAGGTTTTGTCTCAATTACAAGATCATTGTTAATTGGATCAGAAATTTCTCTATAAAGTTTTTGGGATTCTAATTGTTTTCCAGCTGAAATAGAATCCTCAATGATATTATCAACAACAGTTGTTGAGGTCTCTACAGAAACAAATTGTGATGCATATAAATTTGCATTAGACTTTGCTAATTTTATATTATTGTTATCAACTCTTAAAACGTAGTATACTCCTTCACCACCAGCATCTCCACCAAATAAAGATGATGTGATAGTAGTTTCATTAGAAGTTTCTCCGTCACCAGTGTCAACACTTTCAGTGGTTTTTTGAGGAGTATAATATACAGATTCTCCACTATAATATCCATGATTGTTAATATTGAAAGTTTCACCTAAAAAGGTTCCACTAAAAGTTATTTTCTTTTTATTTACAACTAAAGGTTGTGTTTTATATGATGGTAATGAATTTGTCGCAATTAAAGCAGAATTTGAATATTTTTTCTTATAAACATTTTGAATATTTGATTGAAACTTTTCAACTGTAGGAAAATATTCAGAAGTTACTTTTTTTACTTTTTTACTTACAGTATGCTCTAATCCAGTATTAAGAGTTGCTGTAGTTTTAATTGTTATTACTTTTGATGAAATTATATCTGAAACAATAGCATCAAAAGAATTAATCGAATTTGATGGAGTAATAGTTAAATTATCGCCAAGTCTTAAATAATTTTCTGTTTTTAAAGTTAACTTATATACTTTGGGTGAAACATTATCAATTAATTCTATTTTTAAAATAGAGTACTTAACAGAATTATTATATAACCAATTTTTAAACTTAAATGATTGATTTTCAATTCCAAGAGTTTTTACTTGAAACTTATCACCAGGTTTATAATCAAATATTCCGTCTTGCTTTGAAAACCCTGATAGAACGGATCCTATACGAACCTCAACCTCATTATCCGGTTTAGTGAATGCATAGTCTAAAGTATTAAGAGTATCTCCATCAATAATTGTATCAACTATATTTGTACATCCCAAAAATTGAGTTATAGTTTTGGATGTGTAAGATACTATTCCAGTATTGGAAGTAGTTGAATTTGGATATTTTACCCCCAATTCTCCAGAATTTGGAAATCCTATTGTTGAATCAACATCAATAACTGTAGACCCAGAGGAGACATTTCCAATTATATGAGTTTTTGGTGAAATCTTAAAACTTCCTCTAGTTGCACCAAGAGCACTAGAGTCTCTATTATATCCATCATCAAATGCTAACTTGTAATAAGTTTTTCCAAGTCCCGCATTAATTTCTTCGATGTTATATAATGGGGTATATGTTTCACTATTTTTACCTTGAAATATAGTTTTATTTTCTAAAGAGTTTGGATCACCAGTAATTGATTCAACTAAAAAATTAGATGTAACTAAATTATTTGAATTTGATGGTGTGAATAGATAATCTCTTGGTCTTATAACTTCAACATTTACCCCATAAAGTGCCTTGAATAAAATTTTATGTGCCTGATCAGTACCTTTACTAGTATAAAAATCTTTTGATTGCTTTATGAATAAATTTTGATTTAAATTGGAAGATAAAGGTCTTTCAGTTAATCCAGGTAAAAATTGAATTTTTGTTTTCTTTAAAAATTCTTTGAGGAATAAACAACTTAAATTTTCTACAATATCATTTTTTTTATGATCAGATGCTTCAGTAGAACTGAAGACAAGATCTCCTTGATTTGAATCAGATTGGTATGAAGTTACTGCATTAAATCCTCTAATACACCCAGTAAAAGATGAATCAGTTTTTCCAGTATATGTTATTACTTCATCATTGATTTTTAGTAAACCATAAGAATCTGGGAATAGTTCAGTTCCTCTTGGATTTATTGATAGATCAATATTAATTGTGGTTGCAAACTCATCAGTATCTTCATTCAAACTAACTTCATGATTTAATGAAGTTTGCTCATCAAGTTTTATATATTGATCAATATTTTGAATTAAATCAATAGATCCACTTTTATATTCTTGTGAAATATAATATTGCTTTAAAAACTCAGAGATAAGAGGAAACTCATTCTCAACATAAGTTGGAAGTTGGTTCTTAACGATGTTACTAAACTTGATTCTTGTTTCTGACATTTGTTTTCTATATCTCTAAATTAATAACCGCCGCCGGTAGAACCACCAGATCCCCCAGAGGATGCTGTTGAAGTTGTGGAAGAAGTTGTTCCTGTAAAAGAACTATTAGTTGTAGTAGTCTGAGTTGCAGTTTGAGTTGTTTCTGCAACATCAACTGTTCCACCAAGGCGAACTAAGTTTCCATTTGAGTATGAAGATGATACGGTGTAAGTAGAAGCTGATGGGTCAATTCCCGATGCAATTTGATCTGGAACCATTTCAAACGTGCTATTACTATTATCTAGTTGCAAATAAAGATCCTGTAATCCAACAACGTCATTTGAAGATGGAGTCGCTTGTACTTCAATTACTTGCTGACCATCTTTTTCCATTCCACCTAAGATATTAATAGCATTGATTGTTACTATACCATTTACATAATCAACACTTCCTACGTTGGATCTTAAGATCGTTGGATTTTCTGATCCAACATTAGGTAAAGTGAAAAGGAATATAGATCCAGTTAATCCATCAGAACTTGGAATATCACTTATATAAACATTTTCTTGGATTCCAGATACTCTGAATGCACTAGATTTTATGTTATATCCGTCATTACTTCTAATATGGAATCTATTTCCAAATCCAATTTGATATTCAGCAAATGTATTTGGAACAATTCTAAGATCTCTTCTCATATTAATAATAGTAATATTCGATGTCACAGATTGGTGACTATCATCAATTATCTTTAAGAACTTACTATATTTAAATCTTGCACCATATCTATTTAACTCAGTAGAGTCTGCATATTTTTCTGCGTTATTAGAAACAATAGTAGAAACTTCTGCAGATGAAGGTGCTAAGTTTGTATTATAATAAACTTTTGAGTTTACTTCGATATAAAGATATTTTAGATCTAAAATTTCAGGTACAATACCCGCAACAGCATACTTCTTTAATTTTAATTTTATATTTTCTTTTAATAGATTTGGTAAAAAATCACCAAATCTTGGTTTTATACTAATGAAAACTTTTCCATATTGTGGGGGAATTAATTCTTCACCACCAAAAACTGAAATAGATTCTGTATCTGGATATATTTTTGAAGGAACTAAAGTTTCATAGTCATCTGCAGTTACTGCTCGATTTTGAGTAGCATAAATTTTTGGAGCAAATTTTCTAACAGACTCAACTGCCTCAATCGAATCACCACCTCTAGAACTATAATCAGTAGTTAATAGTGATATTCCACTAGTAACTGTATATTCTTCCCCGTCCCTAGTGTAAGTTATCTTACCATTAAATCTAAACTGGTTCATTCCATTTCCAGAATCACCATTAGTTACGATATACGAAACTGTTATGTAATTTTGATCCTCAAGTTGTTGTCCAAAAACTCCATCGCCAAAGAATAACTCATATCTCTCATCTGCTACTTCTTGAAGATAATAAATTTTAGAACTCGACCCAACATAAAATAAATTATCTTGCAAAGTATAAGTTACAGATGCAGTAGAAGATTGATTATTTTTTACAGTTACTCTGAGTAATTCAGTATCAATACCAGCATTTGGTAAAATAAATTTTTGTTGTGGATTTCTAGAACTATATGTAAAATTCTTTACTAAACTTGATCCTTCAAAAATTGAAACGTTGTTAAAAGATGCAATACCATTTACCACAGGAACGGTTATATCATCTAAAATACAGAATGAACCTGACGTACCACCAAACCGACCATTAGACGCTGCTACAGTCCCTTTACGGAGGGTTAGAGACGCTGGTTTAGGAGTTATATTAGTTGTGTCTACAAAGAAGGAAATTGAAGAAGTTGCTGCTTTTCTTGATCTGGGGGTATATCCAATGTTTCTTGCAAGTGCAACTACATTTTCTCTAAGAGTTGCAGTATCGATAAAGACTTCGTTTGCCACCATGTTGGCATTATACGAAGTAATATACGTATTATATGCTAACAGGTCTACAATAGACGATAGGTTAGAACCTTCAAAGTCATAGTCAGTGAAGTTTGAATTTGATTTGAGGTATTCTGTCAATGCAGACTTAACACCCTCAAAATCTAGATTTGTAAAATTTACTAGTGGCATTTTACCTTGTGGGTTGCAATACGAATTCTAATTGTTGTGCTGGAATATCTGCACCTATAATATCATATGTAATTGTAACGTCGAAAGAGTTACCATCTATATCAGCTTGTACTACTACAGATGTTAATTTAACTCTTGGTTCATATGTTTCAATTGAGTTTCTGATCTCAGTTTCAATATTAATTGCAGTAATATCGTCAACATTCTCAAAAAGTAAGTTTGTTATACGAGATCCAAATCTTGGATCAAAAGGTTTCTCACCTGGAACTGTAAGTACGATATTTTTTACCGATCTTGCAATTGCATTTTCATTTTTGAGTGCAATTAAGTCTCCTGTCAGAGGATTACTCTGAAAAGTCATACTAATATCTTTGAAACCTTGACTGATCCTCTCTAAAGGCACAACAATAGGGCAATTATGTATTATTTATCAAGGAATTTAGTGATAATTCTTATCACTTTATTCATACAATGGTTCTGGATTAGTTTCTACTTCAAATAATTCAGTTTCTGTAAGTTTATCCTTCTTTTTGGGTGTTAAATCATCATTTGAGATCTCACGAAGCATCTTTTGATGTTGATCATTTGCTAAATTGTCTAAAAAATCGTTCATTTTCTTAAAAATCGGGGATTTCGGGTAAATTTTCTAAATCTTTACGTTCTTTTGCAGTTTTCCAGAAATAATTTTCATCACTTCCAAGTCCATCACGGTCATGACCATTCTCAACTTGATAATATACAGTCGAAACCTTAAAATCTGGAATCTTTGGTTCCTCAGGTGTCAAACTATTGTCATAAATTCGTGTCCTATTATTAGGATACAATGCAAACTGTCCGTTATCTAGTTCAATTAGGTTATGTGACTTATGTTCTGATGGATTTTCACTTGTTGCATAGTCAACTGCATCAGGATCTTGATGATAATTATCAATTGTACAAATATATGTCCCAGTTTGTGGTCCATAATCTCTTGTATAACATTCATAGTGCATACTACCAATAAATTGCTTCTGCACTACAGTTACACCATAATCCATACAATTCCAAAACTGTAGGTTATGGAGTGGCATATCAGGTTTAGGCACCTCTGGAGACGCTACAAACGCGCTTATAGGTAACTTATCATACATTGCTGCATACTCGGGTAAATATGTCTCAAAATAAAAAGCACGCCCAGGTATCGACTTAACCGATACCCAGACGCCCTTTACAAATTCACCATGACCACTTTGATGATCAGTGAGATATTCTTTTCTTACCCAAACTTCATACGAAGGTAAATTCGCAATTAAACAAGGCATAGTTTAATTAACAACTATGCCTATTTACCTTGTCCACGATAACGCTTCTTTGCTCCATTACGAGACGACGCGGCGTACTTTGTATGTTTACCGTTCCCTTGACGAGTGTTCTTGGGATGTGACTCCACAAACTCTGTACCTGATAATGATTTCCGAACTGCCATAATTTACCTCTTAAATAACGCGAGTTTTTTCGTGACCAACTCTGATACGTGGATCACACCAAATATCAAATCCTTCTTCCTTTGCATCTAAACAGAACGATACATCCTCGCCACACATATCCTGTACCTTACCACTCTCAAAAACTTGCATCTTTGGTGCAAACCATGGATACTCTAAATTCTCAAATACTCCCTTCTTAATGAGCACCCATCCAAAACCTGTGTAGTCTACAGTGAATGGCTTACGCCGCTTACTGATTGATTCCACTGTTTCATGGTTCATTACTCCACCATTAGTACGGAACTCTTCTTCCTCTAACCAATGTGCTACTGATGTAGTAACTCCATCCTCTGTGGCATACCATCCACCAACAATCTCTTTCTCACTTCCATCTTCTGCAAGTGACATATCACATAACTGCCAAAACTTCTCTGTGGAAAATACAATGTCACTATCAATCCATAACTGATAATCATACTGTAATTTACCATCCCATGGAATCTGATTAGGTCCACGTAATACATTAGCACCTAAACACTTACATCGTGCAAAGTTAACCATAGATGAATAGTCTTGACTAATCTGAATACTCATTCCATTCTGTACCATATCAAAGCACAGTTGTACAAAGTTCTTTAGAAAGGTAAATGAACATCCTCTCCCAGGTAAACAAAATACAATCGTCTTACCCTTCATCCTTGCTTTGATAGCATCATAATCCCACTCTGCAGCTTTCGCAACAGGTGCTTTTGCTTTTACTGTAAATCCTTTAGCCATAGTTTGAATTAACCTTCATTCCAATTCTATCAGTGTTTATGTAGTCTGTCAATATGATTCATCTCCTATAGGTTCTGTAGAAGAACCCGTACCACAACCTCCATGGTGCCAAATTACTTCCTCATATGATAAATCCTCAAAGGTGTAATCAGTCTTCATTAGACCAACCATACCGTTGAGGGCGTTCCATGTTTTATTAAATTGTATTTCACTTAGATTGTTATATAAACACTCTTCCTTTGCATAGATGTGATAAACCTTTTCCATAAGAATTTTTTGCGCGGAATTTTTTTTTCCTTTTTGAATTCGTAAGTCGCTTTATATATCCATCGCGATCTGTCACCTCTGTAGGTTAGGGTAGTATGACGTTTTTATATAAGGGCGCATAAAACAACGACACTGTCATATCACCCCTCATCATATCACGGAGGATCGCTGTTGTCAACCCCCGTGTTATAAGACTGCTAAGTGATACTAACTGCCCTGAGACTAACTGTCAGTAACTGCTATCAATCTACCACCTGACAGGATTACTCAGGTCCTCTACGTAACTATCAATCACCTGCTCATTTCCCTCCAGTTCAAAGAGGTTTTCCCAATCAATGTTGTGTGGGTTGAAGTCTTCCAGAACTTCAATATCCAGGGTGATTCTGTAACGTTGCTTTTGTGCCTGACTGATAGCGACTGACATGAGTTTGTCCTGGTGGTGTGACTTTACTAGTATAGACTGCCG